GTGTTTCCCCCAAGCGTTCGCTATCATTCCGCCATGGCCTACTACGAGAAGCGCGGGGATGCCTGGCGCGCCCAGATCCGCCGCAAAGGATATCCAACCCTTTCCGCCACTTTTGACACCAAGGCAGAAGCTCAGCGATGGGCAGCCGAGATCGAAGGTGATATGTCGCGTGCGCGCTTTGTCGACATGCGCGAGGCTGAGAGCACTACGCTGGCCGAGGCCTTGGACCGCTACCTTTCCGAGGTTACGTCGACCAAGAAGGGCGCCAAGCAGGAGCAGGTCCGCATCAGGAAATGGAAAGAGCACAAGCTGGCCAGCAAAGGCCTGGCAGCTATCCGCTCGAGCGACATGGCCGCCTACCGGGATGCTGAGCTCAAGGAGGGCAAGTCGACGGCGACAGTCCGCCTCAACCTGGCGGTGATTAGCCATCTTTACACGGTGGCCACCAAGGAGTGGGGAATTGAAGGGCTGATCAATCCGTGCCGGGCGATCCGTATGCCGAAGGGCAGTAAGCAGAGGGATCGGCGTCCGACGCTGGCTGAACTCACCGCGCTGTACAAGGCTGCCGGCCAGATGAATGCCCAGCTTCCGGTGTTCATTGAGTTGGCGGTGGAAACTGCGATGCGCCGGTCTGAGCTTTTGATGCTGCGCCGAGACCAGGTGCGCGGCAACGTGGCGTACCTTGAGGACACGAAGAACGGCGAGCGGCGTGCCGTGCCGCTGTCTTCCCGGGCAATAGCCCTGCTTGAGGGGCTGCCCACGCCGATCGGTGGAGGCCGTTACTTCAGCCTGGCGCTCAATACGATCAGCAACTACTTCCCTCGGGCCTGTGCGGCTGCAGGGATTGAAGGGCTACGCCTTCACGACCTTCGCCATGAAGCGACGAGTCGACTCTTCGAGCGCGGCTTCACCATGATGGAGGTCGCGAGCATCACTGGTCACAAGACTCTGACGATGCTAAAGCGCTACACTCATCTGAATCCCTATGATTTAGCGGAAAAGCTAGCGTAAGATCGTTCACCCACACAGATAAGGAGCGGGTTGTGTCAGCTGAGACAAAATTGAAATATCAAGTGGCGCTTTTCGGCGATTTTTCGCATGTGACGCCGGATGAAGAAACTCTCAAAAAGTGCATTGAGAATTTCTTTACTCTAGGGTTCATGCCGACTCCTCTTCAGGAATTCAATGGCCAGACGAGTAAAGTTGAGGCGCGACTTGGATTTCAGTCAATCCGTAACGGTATTGTAGTAAATATTCTCTCCAATCGAATGGATATTTTTTGCAACCCGTTCCCTGGCAGTAATGCCGCAGGGTTATCGCTTCGAGATTTTACCAATGAAAGCAATAAGATTATTGCGAAAATTATCTCGGTATTTAGCTTAAATGTGCGGCGTGCAGGGTATGTTACGGAGACTTTCCTGAAGCCGCTAGATGATGCGGGCTTGGAAAAAGTTAAAGGCCTGATGCTGAATTCGACCTTTAACCCAACTGGAGGCTTGACGCCTAAAGAATGGTCTGTTCGCTTGGTTTCTCCCGTGGTAATGGAGCGAATTGGCTCGCCGGTCAATCTGATCACTAACTTCGCGCGGAGCGAGGTTCAAATGGGAGATCAGAGCGGGCAGAAAGAATTTACGACAATTCATGTGACGATTGATGTCAATATGCCAATGGAAAAAGCATCTTTTACCATGGATTCGGCCCTTATTGAAGATTTTATTGAAAATAGCTTAGCGTTGCAGAATACCGTGCTAACCAATGTGCGGGAGATAGCCTATGGCTAGTAGATCCTCAATTACTGATGTCTCAAGCGCAATCGGAGTGGGCGACTCTTATTCAATAACGTTGCCCGCTAGTTTGGCTGCTTCTAATTTTAGTTTCACGTTGGCGCAGTCGACGTTTTATGATCCGAATGTTACCCGAAACATCAGAATAATCGAGCCGCCTCAAACAGGCTCTGCAAAGGCGCAAGTGCTCGATGAAGAGTTGCGGGCGAAATTTGAGAAAGGATTTATGGAGCGTCTCGATGCTGATCGATTCGAGCCTGGAGTAAAGTCTTCTACAGAGTACTACGTAGAGCAATGGCTATCAACGAATCCATTTTTGGTTCAAACTTCGATTGGTAGGTTCTTCCTCGGAAATACTTCCCACGTGAACCGACTTGTAGGGGTGCTCTCGGTCGTTGCTCACCTTGATCGGCAAGCTCTTAGTCCTGCTAATGAATTGATCGCCTTAGCTGCGCTTTCGCATAGTTCTGTCGAAGTTAAAGAATACGCTTTAAGGGCGTACGAGTACTGGGAGGATGCGGTGCTTGTTGCAAAGCTTAAAGATTTCTCGATTCAACCGGCCTGGCTGGAGGAATATAAAAATGAAATTATTGAAGATGTGATTGGGGGATAAGGATGTCGTATTTCGTGCGTAAGATCTCACGCTCCAAGTGGGAGGTTGATGGAAATGGAGCTGTTAACGCAGATGCTATCACCAATTGCATGAAGACGACTGGTAATACCTTATCGTTCTGGCGAGTAGATTCTGAGACTGAGATTAGTGGTGCGGTGTTAGCGCTTGCTGCTGCAAATGACAATCTTGATAAAATGGATGTAGTGGTTATTCCTGAGGCCGTGTTCAAGGCTTTGGAGATAACAATTGCTGAGACACCCGGTAAAACGGCCTGTGAAAAACTTGCACATACTCACAGAGATCTTGCCAACCTCACCATTAAAGAACTTGCATCGGTAGCAGATGTTTTAGCCGATAAGATCAGGTCGGGAGGCACGACCCGTTATACACTCGGCAAGCTTAGGGCTCTTCTTTTGGCTGCGATTGAAGAAAAGCTGCTTGACTTCGACCTTCTTAGTGATGGCATAAAGAAGAAACTTCGGCCGAAGCCCCCTAGCGAACCGTGCCCAACCTGTGGGGCTGTAAAGCAGTAATAACGGTTCCTAGGGGGCAATTAAGCCACGCATAGCGATGGAGGCGGTTTCCTTTTCCGCCCTAGCTTTGGCTTTTTGTGCTCCCCATCCCGAAACTCGCGCAGGAATTTTCGCACATCCTCTTTCAGCCAGCAGTGCCGGTTGCCCATCTTGAAGCTCTTGGGCAGCCACGGCACGCCGCGGCGAATCCCCTCCCTGATTGACGCTTCGGTGCGGCCCAGCAGCTTGGCCAAGCCCTCGACCGTGAGCACCTCGGTTTCTTCGCTCATACCTTCCTCCCGGCCTGACGCGTCAGGTTCTGGTTGTCACGCTGATCTGTCACGTCATCCCAATCCCAGCTCAGCTTCGGGTCAATCGGCGGGTGCGCCTGCAGGGTGTGCAGGTCCAGCAGGGTGAAGTGGCCATCCATCCAGCCGGCGGTGTCGATGTGGTACACGTTGCCCAGCACCGCCGGGCGCCGAACCGGGGTATGGCCGACCACCACCGCCCGTACACCACAGACGCCGTGGCGCTGCTCATGGGTGATCCTGCTGCGCGACCACTGCACGGCCTCCTCGACATTGCGCATGCCCGGCATGCGGCCTTCAGCCCAGGACTGGAGCATCTTCCAGGTCGGGAAGGGGCAGTCGGCGTGCACGATTCCCACCAGGCCGTGCGGCGTCACAACCTCGATGATCAGCGGCAGGTCGGCCAGCAGTTCGACATAGCAGGCCTGCTCCACGGACGATCTGGCGTAGAGCCAGGCACCACCGTTGGCCAGGTGCACGTCCCCAACCCGGCCTGAAGGATCGAAACGGTAAGCCTCGACCGCCATCTGTTCGTGGTTGCCGCGCACGGCGTGGAACCATGGCTTGGCCAGCCAGGTGTCTACCTGATCTGACTCTGGGTCGCGATCGACTAGGTCACCCACCGAGAACAGCCGATCAGCGGCAGGATTGAAGCCGACCGCATCCAGAGCGCGCTGCAGGCGGCTGAAGTGGCCATGGATGTCGCCCACGGCGAAGTCGCGGCCGGCGGTGTTGATGGGGAAGTGCTGGAGAGTCTTCATACTTCGTCCTCCATGCTCAGGAAGTCGACGCCTTCGCGGCCGTTGTGGGCGGCAGCTAGCAGGGTGCAGCGGCGGCACCGCCCATGCCCTTCATGGTCATCAAGGCCAAAGGCCGCGTTGTGCAGGTTGTCGTCACTGCAGCTGGTGCGGTCATGCTCTGGAGCAATAGCGTCAACGTATGCGCTGGCATAGGTGCTCATGCCTGACCTCCCGCCAGAGCCGCCAGCTCAGCCACCAGCGCATCGGCCCGCCCGTAGAACTTCCCTGTGTCCTCATTCACGAACCGCTCGAGCACGGTGGCCACCGCCTGATGGTTGGCCAGGCCGCGCAGATCGGCGCTGGGCACGGCCGCGTCGGTCGATGGCTCGTGCACGAAAGCCTCCCGGCTGATCAGCAAGGTGCGCACCGGCCTGATGCCCTTGCACTTACTCACCCAGTTGGTATCAGGCACGCACCAGGGCAGCATGTGCATGCACCAGGCAGTCGCTGCGTTCGATTTCTGGCTGCTGGTCCAGTACTCGCTAAGGCCGAACGCCTGGACTGCGCCCCTGACGGTGAACGACCCGTCGTGGCCCCATTCTGGAAGCTGCAAGAGATTGCAGCGCAGCACCTGCAGCTCCTCGAGGGCGGGAATGTGCCAGCCCCAGGTGCCACGGATATTCATGCCTAGCACCTTGCGTGCGATAGCGCTGCCCTCGGCGGCCATGGCGTGAGTATTGGCCAGGCCGTCGAAGCGCGACGTGGCACCCCGGATGCGTGGGCGTGGGCCTTCTTCCTGCCACCAGTGGGCGGCCACCTCGAAATCCCGGCCTGCATCGATCACCGCGTGTTCGGCGCCATCGAAGAAGAGGCGACCGGCGAAGAAGCCGCCGGCCAGCGGCTGGCCAACAGCGGGCAGGGCGCTTGGGTTTATTGCTCGGCGCTTGATCATGGCTGCACTCCCGATTCAGCAACAGCACGCATGTGCAGCTTGATGCCGCAGGACTTGGCCAGGTCAGTCAGCTTGCCCACGGTGGTGTTCGGGTCTTGTAGAGCCTCGCCAAAGCGGATCAGGCGTTCTCCCAGCTGGCCGAGGTCGTCTTGCAGGTGCAGGCGGGTGCCCTGGGTCATCATGTGGGTCATGGCTGCTGCTCCTGCACCACCTGCTGCTGCATGGCCTGCACGCGCAGGGCGGTGTCGATCTCCTGATCCAGCTCTTCGCCGGATAGCCAGTTATCGCCGCGCACCACAAGCAGGTCTTCGTCGGGATCTTCAATGCGCTCACGGTCACGCAGCCAGCGGTACCGGCGCGCATCTGCCGCCATGCGGACGTGCTCGTCGACGTTGAACTCTGACGCATCCTGGACGGTGCCTTCGGCGACTCGGCGCTGGTGAATCTCCTCGCGGTCGATAATCACGCCACGCTGCGCCTGAATCCCCAGGCGGACCTGGCAGCCGTTTACCTGGGCCACAGTGACCCGGATGTTGCCGCCGATGATTACGGCTTTGCCGATGTTGCGGCTGAGCATGAGCATGTTTGAATCTCCATATTTAAGGCGAGCGAGTACCCGCCGAGTAACTTGGCTTTCGATAGAAGTTGCTGGTATTACTTGGGCGAAGTTATGCCTTGAACAGGCTGAATACTTCGCGCTTTCCTTTTCCGACCATTCCGGCGATCGCAGATACTTTCAGCTGCGCATCGGTATGACGCTTAATCTGGTCGGCATCAAGTTCGCCTAGTCGAGTATTCTTCATGACCTTCTCGCACTTGCTGAACTCCCGACGAACTCCCTGCATCGCATTGTCGACCGCGATGAACGCTTGATCGCTCGGCGGAACAATCCGATAACCCTTGCCGCGCACGCTGACGATGTAGATTTGATGCTGAGTAAGCAGGGATTCTTTGAACTGCTCGACACGGTCCAAGATAATGAACTGGCAGTTGACCATTTCCTTCGCGGTGCTGGGCTTCGGCAAGTTCAGCGCCCACTCAAGCCAGGCGTGGCTGATGAGCTGGCCATCCTCGAACTTGTCGGCAAGGAACTGCTCGACGGCCTTGTCCAGGCTCCAGCTGTTCGGCTTGAGCGGCACGACAGGCATTACAGCACCTCCACGGCGAAGCGGCCGAATTTCGGGCGGTAGTCGCCGACACCGCAGTACTGGCCAGCGTCCTCGAGGCACTTCAACACCTGGTCGCGGTCGATGGACTCCTGGTCGTAGGCGATCTCGCAGACCACTGCCCAGGAGCGGAAGAGGGGGCGATATCGGGTGATTCGGGCGGTGCCGACCTTCACCGAGCGGGCATCGTAGAACTGCTCATCCCACAGGCCTTCTACGGTGCGCGGGCCTTCGTAAATGATCGGGCAGCGGGTATCCATGATCTCGACGGAGCGCTTGAGCTGGGTTCCCATCTTCGAAAGTTTGCCGCCTGCAACAAGTGCGGATTCGATGTTGATGCCAGGCAGGTATGGCCCGATATCTTCGGAGAAGTACAAGCCGCCGCGCCATTCGCTGCGAGCGATAAGCTCGTGGTCTTCGTCAGACTTTTTGCGCTTAGAAGTCAGTTGCTTGTGCGCTTTGGTCAATTTGTTCAAAGGGTCGGCGAACACGTCGGCGTGAACAAGAAGCGGACGGGTGCCTACGATTTTAACTTTCAAAGTTTGCATGTGAATCTCCAATAGATAGCTGCGTGTGCCTTTTCGCTCAATGCGATGCACGGTGCTTTGCGTGTTGGAACTTCAAAACAACCTCGGTGGAAGTTGCTTTGAGGTCGTCACTGGATTCAGCGCCAGTGACATCGCTGCGAGTTATCGCCCTTGCCGTGCCCAGCCGTGGCTCGCCATGCCTTACCCGGCCTCACCCCAAGTGCTTTCGCACCGCAATGACCACTCTATGAATGGGCATTACGCTGACCAGCAGCCCTTGCCGCGCTCTACCCGATCGCGCCAAGCCTCGCCTCGCACTGCCTCGTGGTACTCGGTACCGGAAAGCACCCTCTGCGAAGGTGCTGACCGCTACGTTGTAGCCCTTGCCACGCCATGCCCAGCCAAACCACGCCCAGGGCTGCCCCGCAGTGCCGTGCCTCTTGATGGCTATCGCCACCGGACTACGCTCCCGAGGAAGCGCAGGCCGCTGATTACAGCCCTTGCCGAACCCGGCCTGACCAACGCCATGCCTAGCCGAACGCTGCCGCGCCAAACCTCATGATGCCTTCGCACCGGACAACGCCCTCACCGAAGGCGCTCGCCGCTGCTATGCCACCAACGGTTGCTCGACCCGCCGGGCAACCGTGCGAAGCTCGACCCGGCGCTCGCCACTGTTGCCGCCACGGCGTATGCGCATTGCATGGTCGTCACCGATCATTCCATGGATGGCCATAAGCAAGGCTAGGGCGGTGGCGGCGGGGCTGATGATCTGGCGTTTGAACGCTTCGAGCACCAGGCCGCGCATAGTCTTGGCACCTAGTTTCAGACGAGCCGCTTCCAAGCGCTTTTCGACTGTCTTTGGTGCAATCCCCATCACCTGGGCAACCTGCTTAACGGTTAGGTCAGCTGCTGCAAGCAATGTAGCTTCCAGTTCGCGCGGGGCCAGGCCCATATCGAGGCGTCCGGTCCAGCCAGTGGTGGTGATGGTTTGGATAGTCATTTGGAAGCTCCATGCTCGGTTGCGATGGAGGTGAGATTACAAATCAAATTTGTATATTGCAAATGATATTTGTAGTTCGAGGCAAAAAAAACCAGGCAACGGCCTGGTTTCTTGGTTCGAGTCACCACAGAACAGAGGACCAGAAGACCCTCCCGATTATCGTGATTTCCTTATCTTCCATGTCACTGAGGGTGTATTCCTCATCTGGGTACTCTTCACGATTGAAGCTACGCAAGCGTATGCCTCCATCGGGCAGGCGATGCAGCATTTTGATTCGGAGATGTCCGTTTTGGTTGATCGCATAAATCTTGCCATCACGCACAACAGTGGATCCGGTGTCGACGCCAACCGTACTCCCATCAGGAAGCACTGGTGCCATGCTGTCTCCATGGACCGTTACACATACCGCCTGATCGAATTGGACCCCTTGATTGCGAAGGGTCAGCTTGCCAAAGCGAATTTTTCTACATGAAGACAACTGGACAGCAGTCCGCCCAGAGCCCGCAGACAGCTCAACCTCGCGCAAAAATGGCACTTCTACCTCATCATCCTCGAGAGGGGTTTCGTCATCCCAGGGCGAAAGGGGCCCTGAAATGCTTGCTTCATCCTTTGAGTGCTTTTTCTCCAGCATTTCGCGAATCAGGCCCAAGGTGTAGCTGCCATCACCTGATCCGCCTCGAGCTTCAAGGGTGGCCCCGATCAAGAGCTCAGGTGCAATACCAATTGCTTGAGCGATATCTCCTAGCATGCTGGCTCGGGGAACCGAGCGTCCCGACTCCCACGCCTGAACAGATTGCGGAGTGATTTTGAGGCGGCGCGCAAGCTCGGACTGATTGATTCCGGCGGCTTTTCGCCCCTGCGAGATGATTTCAGCGACTGTTTTCATGGCGCAAGAATACAACCTCATGTTGTAGGGTTCACTGCAAATATCGTTTGTAAATTGAAAATTCAGACTGTAGTCTTTCGGGCAACGTCATAAGTCCGTGAGATAGACCATGAGCATTCAAGCCATGGCTTCGGTTATCAAAGCGGTAGGCAGCCAGACTGCCCTCGCCAAGATTCTGGAGTGCACCCCGCAAAACGTTCAACGTATGTGTGCCACCGGTAACGTGCCTCCCAAGCACGTACTGCGCATAGAGTCGGCTTCAGGGGTGTCTCGCGGGCTCCTTCGCCCTGATCTGTATCCAGAGGCTGCCCCCACCATGAGCGAAATCTTACCTTCCAGTGAGGTCAGCGTTGAGTCGGGCAATCCCTCTGTGAATTTATCCAGTACCGGAGGCGCCCAGTGAACAACGTGATCCCCTTCACCTATCAAGGGCAGCTGGTGCGCTTCACGGCGGATGGCTGGCTTCACATCACCAAGATCGCCGAGCGCTTCGGCAAACGGGTCGATCACTGGCTCGACAACGCTGAGACGCTTGAGTATTTCCGAGCTCTGGATGAGCACCTGGCTGGCCGCGAGTCTGAAATTCTAGATACCCGGAATTCCGGGTATGTAAAAACCAGTAAGGCACGCGTTGATCGCGGTGGCGGGACTTGGCTTCATCCTAAGCTGGCCGTTTTCTTCGCTCGCTGGCTGAGCGCGAAGTTTGCCGTCTGGTGCGATGAGCGCATCAGTGAGCTCCTGCATGGCGCCCCATTAGCGATCGATAACTTCAACCGCGCCTGCAAACGATTCGACGTACGCGAGACTAGCGCGAGCGCGGCCGGCCGCGAACTCAACAGTTGGCGCCGCGAAAAGCCAGCGCTGCTGGCTGAGGTAGAACGTGGGCGCCAGCTCCTTCAAATGACCTTCGGCTTTGATGACCCTGGTCACCACGCCCAAGAAAGCTGTCATGGGCAAGAAATACATGAGCTTGGAAGGCAAGGGCAAAATTCTTTTCAAGCCAGATCGGCCTCCAGGCCTTGATTCCGACTTTTTCTGTGAGAGCTTTGAAGGCAGGGGGAATTTGAATGATTAGCACAGACACCGCAAAGCCGCCTTAACCGCGCGGCCCCACCAATTTCTGCATTTGGCATAGCCCAGAAAGCAGAAAACCCGCTGCTAGGCGGGCTTCTTAACCAGCTCCTTGCAGGGAGCCTTTTTGAATCTTCGTCACTTGGAGACGATTTCATGCACCCAAAAAATACCACCACGCCATCACCGGCGCAACCCATCCTCACCAGCGAGACTGGCTTCCTCGGCACGCCAATCGACAACCGGGGCATTCAGCTGCTAGCTGTTGCGCCTGGCACAAATGCTGAAGACGCCCTGCGTGCAGCTCGTACCTTGTCTTCTGGCCTAAGCCAAATCTGCGCACACATGCACGACAGCCTGAACATGGGCGAGATGGCGTACTGCGATGGCATGGCGGCGCTCAGCTTCCTGGGCGAGACCGTGAGCGCGCTGATCTGGTCGGTTGAGAAAGGGGTTGCCACCGCAGCTGGTGCTGGAGGTGAGCAATGACCACTCAGCCAATGACCGTGGCCCACGAGTTCCATACTCAGCAGCTTCACTCGGTATTCGAGACAGTAGGCGGGATTCCCGTCCACGAATCCCTTGACGCTGCTACTGACCGCTTGGAGGCGGTCGTCGCCGGCCTGCGCGAGCTTATGCAAGAGCCGGCAGTCACTCAGCTCGCCACATTGGTTTTTTATACAGCCGAATCCGCGCTCGCCTTGGTTTACAGCGCACGCGCCGGGGTCCATCCCGACCAGGGAGGTGCAGCATGAAATTCCCAGAGACTGTCGCAGACGTAGCAGATTGCGCCGAGTTCCAGCTTCTGGTTGCCAAGGGCTATCTCGAGTGGACCGCCGCCATTGCTCGTGCCATTCACATTAGCCACGTACACGATTGTGGCCGTGGAGCTGAAGCACTCACCGAACTGATCATGCACCTCGACGATTCCAATTTCGGAGGCATTGACGCCGAGATCGAGAGGTTCCAGCAGATGCAAAAACACGCGCCACAAAAAACCGCTGTTGCAAAACGTGGCGCGGGAGGTGCGGCATGAATCTTCCTTCCACCACCTTCACCACCATGGACACAACCGAGCTGTTGGCGCTGGTTAACGAGGCTCGGGCTGCATTCGGCGAAAGCTCGGTCCGTCACAACGATTTTGTTGCGCGCTGCAAGGACGAGCTCGACGGGGAGCACTACGAAACTTTCGTAGTGCAAAATTTGAACAACACCCAGTCCGAAGGGCTTCGCCTCACCGCCGATCAGTGCAAGCTGGTCGCCATGCGTGAGTCGAAAGGTGTTCGCCGGCGTGTACTCGCTCGCCTGAATGAACTGGAAGGGCAGCAGGCCCGCCCATTGACCCCAGCTGAGCAAGCGCTTGCCCACGCTCAGCTGATGGTAGATCTGGAGCGTCGCCAGTCCCAGCAGCAGGTTGCCCTCGAACGGGTCGAGCGCCAGGTTGCCGACCTGAGCCAGACGATGGTCTGGGATCACTGCCCGCAGAACTGCCTGTCGTTGACGGGCATCAAGGCCGCGATGCTGGCGCGGCATGGGCTGTCGGGCGCCGTCGTGGACTACGTGCTCAAGGAGTGGCCGCATGCTCCGAACTCCGCCGGCATGGTCCGCAATGGGCACGAGGACGCCAAGGGCTCGCAGTACCTGGTCTGGACGAAGAGCCTCGTCACCGCGGCGTTCAAGCGCTTCGTCGACGAGTGCGAGATGGTCAACGCCAGCCAGGCCAGCCACCCCTACTTTAACGGCCGTTTCCGCCTGATTGGGAAGGTGCACCCATGACCAATGTAATTGATCTGCCGACGGCGCCAAGCGTCGTGGTTATCGACGAAAACTATTTCGAGAAGTTCGGGGATGCGGCCTTGCTCCTGATGTGCTTCGAACGCGCCGCCGATGCTGTCGAGGTCGTGGAGGAAGGCGGGGGAATCCACCTTCGGGACGATGTCCATACCGGCCTGATGGAGGCGTGCATGGCTCTGGCTGTGCTGTTTCGTCGTCGTACTGGGCACGCCGCGCAGCAGGTGTCCGCTGATCATCTGGAGGAGCAGCGGCGGTGTCTTCTCTCTGGAGAACAGCCGCGCCTGCTCATTCCCGTGCGCCCGTCTCCAGTAAAGCCACTACCGGCCACTGCGTTCGTCGGCTTGTCCGATCTGAGGCTGGCGCAAGTTGCCTTCAACTACGCGACCAGGGTCAGCGACAACATCAAGGATAACTCCCCTCAGTTGGTCGAGCTCGATCTTGCACAGACCCACTCGCTGGATGCCATGAATGCGCTCAGTACGCTCATCAGCCGGCTTTCCAGCGGTGCTGTAACGGCGATGCAGGACAAACCGGTGAGTGAGGTCATGATCAACGCCCCGAGCCCGGAGACACTGCAATGACCACGACCGCGAACCATGCCCATGAGCTCCATCAGCGCGCTGGCGCGTCGATCGTGCCGAGTGGATGGCCTTGCTGCGATCTGTTCAAGCTATTCCCAGAGGGTGCCCGCTGGCAGTTCTACGAGTTCAGCAAGCGGCTGCGTGCCGATCTGGAGGGGCATGGCTGCCTGTTCGTCGAGCCCTACGACGCCTTTGTGCGTCGAGTTACGGAGGAGCTTGACCTGTGAGCACCATCCTGATGACCGCCTGCTGGCCGCTCGAAATGAGTGCCGCTCAGAAGTCGGTCCTGATCTCCCTGGCGGATAACGCCAATGACGATGGCGTCTGCTGGCCGTCCATTGCCAGGATCTGCGAGCGCACTTGCTTGAAGGAGCGGGCTGTGCGCAACGCGATCCGGTGGCTGGAAAGTGTCGGCTTGCTGGTGGCAAAAGAGCGCGCTGGGCGGTCGACCTACTACGTAGTAACCCCGGCATCTTATGCCCCCGGCATTAAATGCCCCCCTGCACCAGATGCCGGGGACCCCGGCACCGCGTGCCCCCCACCCCGGCACCAGATGCCGGACACCCCGGCACCAGATGCCCCCAGAACCGTAATAGAACCCAAAGGTGAACCATCAAGGAACCGTAAGAAGGGAAGTGATGGTTTCACGGTTGAGCAAATGCTTGAAATGGCACCGCCTGATCTGAGCGAGCAAACAGCCCGTGATTACTTCCAGTTCCGGAGGAAGAAAGGCCCTCTGAACCTGACTATCTGGAACAACGTGCTGGCCGAACTGGAGGGATGCCGGGCAGCCGGTATCAGCCCCGATAAAGCCTTGGCCGAGGCGATGACGGCTGCCTGGCAGGGTTTCAAAACCTCCTGGATTGTCGACCGGCTGAAAAAGGAAGTCTGGGCATCCGGCACCAGGGGCGCAGGCCAATCGCACCACACCGACCTCGACAAGATTGACCACACCGAAGGCCTGGTTCGCCAGCCCAACGGGACTTACCGGGTAGCACGACCATGACCACTCCACAAATTCTCGAGACCAAGACCGCCGAGTGCCGTACCCACGGCACCTACACGGACGAGCTGATCGAATCGTTCTCTGGTGACCACTTCTGGCAGGGATGCAAGCGCTGCCAGTTCGACGCCGCTCACTCGAACGACGAAATGATCCGCAAAGCTGCGCTGACCACGCGGCGCCAGCGGACGATGAACGCCGGCCTGCTGGCTTCGGATATCCCACTGCGCTTCCGGGCTGCAACGCTGGATAACTACCGTGTCGGTAGTCACCCCGAAGGCCAAGGCGCAGCTCTGAGCGAGTGCCGTAAGTACGTGGACGAATTCGAAGCCAATTGGGATGCTGGGCGCTCGATGATGCTGCTTGGCAGTGTCGGTACCGGAAAAAGTCACCTGGCCTGTGCCATTGCCCAGCAGGTGATTCGCAGCTTCGGAGCTTCGGCGCGGTACACCATGGCCATCGAGATCATCCGCGATATCAAGATGACCTTCGACAAGAAGTCCGAGCAGACCGAGCGCGACGTGTACGCCTCCCTGTTGAAGCCGGATCTGCTGGTGATCGACGAGGTAGGCGTCCAGCACGGTAGCGACTTCGAGCGCCAGGTGCTGTTCGAGGTGATCGACTCGCGGTACCGGCAACTGATGCCGACCATCGTGATCTCCAACCTGGGCCTAGCAGGCCTGCGCAAGTGCTTGGGGGATCGCGCCGTCGATCGTCTGACCGATGCTGGCGGGCCTGCCGTCCTGTTCACCTGGGCCTCGGCGCGAGGTGACGCATGAGCGAACTGGTAATGGGCTACCCAGAGGCCGAGCACGGCGTGCTGGGGGCAATCATGCTGGCGTCTCTCGATGGCAATACCGCTCTGGTGGATGACATCACGAGTCAGATGACCAGCGGCGACTTCCTCTACGACGACCACGCGGCCCTGTTCGATGTGATCCGTGATTGCCTGGGGCGCGGCCTGCCGGTCGATGCGGTGACGGTCGGTGACGTGCAGCGCCTCCTTCCAAGCGGGAAGGGCACGCTGGCATTTGCGGCGGACCTCTGCCGGAACGTGCCCTCGGTGGCCAACGCGATGGCATACGCAAAGCAGGTCAAACAGTGGGCGGTGATTCGCCAGGTGGTCGACATTGGCCACTCTGCGAAGGCTGCCGTTGCAAGCGGCTTGGTGCCGGACGAGATCATCGCCCAGGCCCAGCAGTCCATCGCTGACTTGCGCGACCTGCAGGGTTCCGAGAAGGCCGGGTACAAGCGTATGGCCGAGGTGCTGCCCAAGGTCTTCGACGGCATGCAGGAAGTGCTGGACGACCGAGCGCCGCCGAAGCTGTCTACCGGCCTGGCCGACCTGGACAAGCTGATCGGCTTCCTGCGCCCCAAGAGCATGGTGGTGATCGCCGGGCGCCCCGGCAGTGGCAAGACCATGCTCGGGCTGCAGATCGTCAACCATGTGGCCATCCGTGGCGCCGGGGTTGGCCTGATCTTCAGCCTGGAGATGGACGAGAAGGAGCTGACCATCCGGACGATCGCCTCGCAGGGCGGCGTCGATTTGCGCCGGATGGATGAGGTCAAGAGTCTGGACGAGGACGAGTGGCAGCGCATTGGGACAGCGGGCAGCAAGATTGAGGCCGCCCAGCTGTACCTGAACGACACCCCGGGCATGACCATGAGCGCCATCCGCTCGGAAGCCCGCAAGCTCCAGCGTGAGCAGGGCCTCGACATCCTGATGATCGACTACCTGGGGCTGGTGGGCACCGAAGGCAAGAACCAGAACCGAACCGACGCCGTGGCGAAGATCTCTATCGCCCTGAAGAACCTGGCCAAAGAGCTTAGCGTGCCGGTGCTGGTGCTGGCGCAGTTGAACCGAAACCCCGCGAGCCGCCCAGGCAAAAAGCCCCAGGCAAGCGACCTGCGCGACTCGGGCCAGATCGAGCAGGACGCCGATGCCGTGATCCTTGTGCACCACGACCCGGAGTCGGAGGCGGGCGAGCAGGGCGTCACTGAGCTGATCCTCGATAAGGGCCGGCAGGCCCCGCAGGGCTCGTGCCTGGTCCAGCGCCAAGGGCAGTACGCCCGCTTCGTCAACTTCGCCGGTAACCGCCTCCCACCTGACGACGAGGTCGAGATGGGTCGTGTCCTGAATTTCTCCAAGCACCGTAAGGGGAGCAAGAACCATGAAACTTTCTGATCTGTGGCCAGGCCGCAAGCCGCCAGCCCGCACGCCTGCAAAGCCGGTCGTCTCGGTGATCGTGACCAAGCGTGCTGGTGCCGGGCAGCCTGTTGCCACTGGCAATGCCCAGGCACCCAACGCCGGCCTGCGCGGCCCTATCGAGCTGCCCGCCACCCTTGCCGAGTGTGAAGCCCTGCATGAGCAGTTGGTTACCGACGCCATCCGGCTGGAGCTGGCGCTGGCTCAGGCTCAGGAGGGCGCTGCTCAGGGAATCCCCTACAACCGCAGCTGGTACAACCGGGCCAAGGCAGCGCTCAAGCATATCAACCACGACCGTACCCGACTGCTGTACCGCTGCGGGCAACTGCGCAAGGAGGCCAAGCAGCAAGCCCAGCAGGGCCTGGACCGGATGATCCTCGACGTGATCAAGGAATCCATGCCGGCCGACCAGTTCCTGGGGTATGTGCGAATTGCTGAGGCCCGAGTGGCTGCGGAGGTGGCTCGATGAACCCGCTCAAGTTGATTGCTCGGGTGCTGGCACCTATGCATGAGCAGGCAGGGTATCAGCCAGTTGTCACTGACGGGGTTGCCGTGCTCCCGCCAGGTTCTCAGGTAGTCAAGGTGAAGCAATACCCTGAAGCAGAACGCATTGCCGCCTCGCTGCGCGAGTATCCGGGCGATTGGGCTTGGGAGTACAAAGGTCACACTCTCAAGCACGGCCCGACTGGTTTCGTGCTCTGGGTCGCCAACGAAGACTGGGGGCTTGGTGAGCGCGCGAGCGGTGTGACTGCACGGTTCTGCAAGGAGGAGCAGGCAATTGTATGGCCTGCTGTGGAAGCCTGGCTGGCCTCCCACAAGATCGGCTTCACCGGTCGCCTGCCCAAGGTGAGCATCACTTGCCGGAAGGGAACCTGGTGGTGCGTCAGCGAGGAGCATCCATGGGCCGGCGCCGGCGGATCACCAGCTGAGGCTTACCGGTCTTGGTCCCGCGCCGTATCAATCGAGGCGCGCGCCGACCAGCGCCCAAATGAAATCCTGCACGTATGGAGTGCCGCACTATGAGCAACGTCACTGCGGCACTGCCGCGCAAAAGCCTGACCGCCGTGGAGTGCAAGTTCCTCAAGGTGGGCAACCGTATGCTGCTGGAGCAGAACAATGGCCGGATCGCCTCGGCAGCACTGATGGATATCGTGGCTGACTGGCACGCCGCGCGCGCCAATGTGGGCTTCGAGCAATTCGCCAAGGGCTGGATCACCGAAGGCAACGCCAAGAACAAACACGCTGACAAGCTGCTGCGCGAGCTGTTCGGCCTGGACACCGACCCAACGCCCCGGAGGGCTGCATGAAGAAAAGAACCTACGTGGACAAGATGCTGGGCGATACCGAGTACTTGCTCGAGCAGTGGGGCTGGTGGCGGATGTGCGAGATGGGCGTGCCACGGTACGTCTCACCCCTGTATGCGCTCATGCGGGACAACGTCCCATCCGAGGGTGGTGCGCGCCAGCATGTGATCACGGACGATCTGGCGCTGGTCGTGGATGGTGCTGTTGCAAGGCTTGTGAAGCGCAACCAGCAGATGGGGGACTTCGTGTGGGCGTACTACGGCTACAAGCAACCGGCTATGCGGGTAGGTCGGGAGGCTGGAATGTCCGAGCGCAAGGCCCGAGAGATCATCAAGGCTGGCGTTGCATGGATCGACTGCGCCCTCGAAGAAATTCGAGAAGCTGCGTAAAAAGTTCTATGCGGGCGGATAAACACCTGTTTTCATAGCAGCGTGTCCAGCTTGCAACGTTACGCGACACAGACAAACCCCGGCCATCGTGTCGGGGTTTTGTGTTTTTGAGGGGCTTCGATTCAGGTAGCCCTCCAGAAAAAGCATTTTTCTTGTATGAGGGAACGATTTTATAGCGCTATGATTCTGATAGGTTGCTACTCAATAACATGGAAGACCGTGAGTATGAAAAACGTTCTCGCCGTTGTGGCGCTTTCCCTTTTCGCTGCGTCCGCCGGAGCGGCTGAGCTATCCGGAGCGCTTGGCGCGACAGGCCAAGGTGGTCTTACAGCGCGCGTCGGCATTGGCTTTAACTGGGACAAAAGCTGGTTTGAATCCAGTACTGGCCGTCTAACCGGTTACTGGGATGCTGGGTATACCTATTGGGAAGCAGGAGATGCTTCCGGTGGCGCTCACTCGCTGTCCTTTGCGCCAGTTTTCGTTTACGAGTTCGGCAGCGGTAACGTGAAGCCATTCGTTGAGGCTGGCATCGGCCTGGCGGTCTTCTCTGGTACGTCCGCAGGTGACCAGGACTTTGGTTCGGCCTTCAACTTCGAAGACCGCATCGGTGCTGGCTTGAAGATCGGCGAGACGCAGAAGGTTGGCATCCGAGCGATTCACTACTCCAACGCTGGCATTAAGCAGCCCAACGACGGTATCGAGTCGTACTCGCTGTTCTACAGCCACCAGATTTAAAAAAGCACGATCCCTCTTTGCCCGCCCTGTGCGGGCTTTTTTATGCGGATGACACGCCCAGGCAGCTGGGCTAAGTCGGTAGTGGCGTCGATCAAAGCCGTGCGCTCCCTGATCGGCTACGCGATGAGAGTCTGGGGTATGTGACCCAGCGATCCAGGCCACCAAGCCGGGTATGCACCGGCCCTCCGCACCCATTCCAAGGCTCGGTATCTGCCGGGGCTTTTTCGTATCTGGAGGCTGTATGGAAAAGCTACAGCTCGACGTTGAGGTTGAGGGCGCCGCTGACTTCCTGCGCCCTCTGGGCGAAACGCTCAAGTCACTTGAACAGTTTCCCGAGCTGCCGCTCCAGGTCTTTCGTGACCTTGTCACCCACAGCCTTCATGAGCTTTCCGTAAGTCTCGACAGCGCCGCATTTGCCGCAGGTGACCTTCGAGTTGTCGTTCGGTCTAGCCGGAACCTGGAACTTGTCACTGCCGCACTTGGCGCACTTGAGGGTTACCTTCATCGTTTTTCGCTCCGTGAAACGTCTTGTGTGGAAACTCGACGATAGCACGGAGCCACCTTTCTACCCATTCCAAGGGCTCGCCATTTCGGCGGGCCTTTTTCGTTATGGAGCACACCCATGAGCGGGTCCGTCCAAGCGCAAATCGATACCATGAACACCGTGATCCATCAGCTCCGCAGTGAGCACGACCACCTGGCATCTCGCTTTGATATACGGGAAGCTGAGCGATTTGCAGCACAGGCTCAGCTACGAGCCGATGAGCCTATGGTCCGCCCTGGATGCGACAAGCTGGCAAGTGTCAGCGGCGCTGTCGAGCTCGATCTCAAGACCGGCCAGTTCAAGCTTGGTGGCGGATCGATTGGTATTGGCTCTCTGCCCAGTGAGCCTCAGATGATCACCGTTACGGCCGGCGAGTGGTCGGAAAGCGAACTGCCGACCAATGCAATGGACCGCTACAGGTTCATTGGTGACCAGGTGATCGCAATCCCGAGTGAGTATCGCGAGAGCGCTGAGTTCTCGACCCGGGACATTTCCCTCGACGGCTACGGCTCGGACATCTGCACCACGCTCACCTACCGGCGCCTTGAGACTGCTCAGGAAGCCGCAGAGCGGGTTTCCCGCCAGGTCGGGTCTGGTGTGGTCATTAATGATGCCGGCATGACGATCACTCGCAACGGCAAGGTCATCGCCAGACTGGGCTGCCGAATGGACGGCGAGCAGCCATTTGCTTTCAAGGGTGATCAGTTGTTCATCAACGAGGCAAGCATGGACTCAGCAGCCATTACTACCGAGGTGACTGCTCGGGCCTCTGCTGATGAAGCGTTGCGCACCCACATCGGCGGCCTCCCTATAGCTCCCAGCGACGGCCAGGTGGCTGACTTGATACGCCAAGTAATCCGCAAAGAGCTTCAGCTTGGCGGCATGCTGCACCGCCGCTGAATTCATTCACAAGCTCCCCGCAACGGGAGGAATCGAGATGGCCCATATGCCAGAGAAAGACCCATCCTTTTGGGTGCTTGTAGTGACAGCCCTGAGAGAGAACGGCCTGGCGATGGGCCTGACGTTCGCCTTGACCTGGTTACGGATCCAGTACGACGGCCAGGAAACGCGCCCTGTTCGCCAATTGATCGAGGCCACGCTCGGTGCGCTGATCGTGATGGTGGTAGGGCTGACCGTGAAGGAGTTCGGCTTGAGCATTGCCTGGTCGTTCGCCACCGCTGGCTTTGTCGGCGTGCTTGGGGTTGAGCAGGCTCGTCAGCTTGGGAGGCGCTGGGCTGAGCGAAAGGTCGATGGGCCGTGACCCGCGCCACAAAACCAAGGTGCGCCTTTTCGTGGCGCGAGGAACTGCAATGATCACGCTCACCGGAACCAACGGCAACAAGCACTACCTGGCACCCGCTGCAATCGCCGTGGTGACCGAAGCCAGCGCCAGTTCGCAGTGGCACGGAATCCGCGCCATCGTCCGTACCTTCGATGGACAGGTCCTTGAGGTGCGGGAGCAGGCGAGCGACATCGCACACTCCATTCGCGTGGCCCAGGGCTGATGGCGAACAACTCACCCTGGCGCCACTTGTACAACACCAAGCGGTGGTACCGCCTGCGCTGGAAGCAACTCCAGGTCGAGCCGTTATGCCGGCTGTGCACAGCGCTGGGCAAGGTGGAGGCTGCTGCCATCGTGGACCACGTGAAGCCTCACAAGGGCGACGAGAAGCTGTTCTTCGACTCGACCAACCTTCAGTCGCTGTGCAAGCACTGTCACGACTCGGTGAAGCAGCGGCAAGAGAAGAGCGGCCACCTAGTAGGGCACGACCTGAGCGGCATGCCCCTCGACCCGGCGCACCACTGGAACGTCTGAGGCGGCCTCGGCGAAGGCCTGAAGCACGTCAGAGGCCCCGTGTGGCACGCCAGAAACCCCCCGGGGGAGGGTAAAAGTAGCGGTTCTCATCTAGCAAGACCGCCTCCGACCCTCTTTCTTCATAAACCCGTAGAATTTTTGGAAAAATTATGGCCACTCGCGGCAGGAAATCAGTTGCCTCGATGGCGGTCGCCACACCGGTCGGGGTCGACAATCGGCTGGCGCCACCCCGCAACTTGACGCCCGCGCAAAAAGCGGAGTGGGTCCAGGTAGTCAACGCTCGGCCGGCCGACTGGTTCGGGCCCGAGCATGCCGCGATGCTCGCTCAGTACTGCCGGCACAAGGTTCAGGCCGACCTGATCGCGCAGCAACTCGAAGACTTCCAGCCCGAATGGATGCTGGAGGATGAAGGCCTCAAGCGCTTCGACAAGCTCGGCGGCATGCTCGAGCGAGAAACGCGAGCCATGAATGCACTGCTGAGATCCATGCGGCTGACTCAGCAGAGTCTGCTGAGGGCCGACAAAGCTGTACCTGCGGGCGGGAAGGGGCGCAAGCCATGGCAGCAAAGCGACGACTGAGCCGTGGCGAGCGGAACGCCCAGTGGATTGAGGACTATTGCCGAATCCCTGAAGGCCGGTTGGTCGGGCAGAGGGTCAAACTCACCAAGCACCAACGCAAGTGGCTGAAGCGGATCTACGACACGCCGACCCGGACTTTCATCCTGTCGATGGCCCGGAAGAACGCCAAGACCGCGCTGTCGGCGTTCATCTTGCTCCTGCACCTGTGCGGACCGGAGGCCAGGCCTAACTCCCAGCTCTACAGCGCCGCGCAATCCCGTGACCAGGCGGCAATCCTGTTCGAACTGGCAGCGAAGGTGGTGCGCATGAGCCCCGACCTGTCGGAGTTTGTGAACATCCGTGACACAGCCAAGGAGCTGCTGTGCGGCGAACTGGGCACCTTCTACAAGGCCCTTAGTGCTGATGCTGCTACCAAATTCGGCTTGAGCCCCGCCCTTGTCGTGCATGACGAACTGGGTCAGGTGATCGGCCCTCGATCGCAGCTCTACGAGGCCCTGGAGACTGCCAGCGCCGCACAGGAGCAGCCGCTATCGATCATCATCAGCACCCAGGCGCCAACTGATGCCGATCTGCTGAGCTTGCTGATCGATGACGCGCTGACTGGTGCCGACCCGCGCAACAAGGTTGAGCTGTGCGCGGCACCGATGGACATGGACCCCTTCAGTGAAGAGGCCATCCGTGCGGCCAACCCGCACTTCGACGATTTCATGAACAAGGATGAGGTATTCCGCCAGGCGGCAGACGCCAAGCGCTTGCCGAGCCGTGAGCCTGCTTATCGAAACCTGATCCTCAACCAGCGAGTCGAGGCGCGAAGCCCGTTCATTCCTCGTGCAATCTGGATGGAGAACGGCGCGGAGCCTGACTCCCTTGAAGGCCTGCGCGTGTATGGAGGCCTTGACCTGTCCAGTGTGAGCGACCTCACAGCCCTGGTGCTGGTGAGCGAGAACGGGGATGTTGAGCCAACGTTCTGGCTACCCGAAGAAGGCCTGGCCGAGAAGTCTCGAAACGACCGGGTTCCTTACGATCAGTGGGCGCGAGACGGTTTCTTGGAGACGACGCCAGGGAGAGCCATCGAGTATGAGTTTGTCGCGCACTACCTGCGTGGCGTTTTCGACCGATACGACGTGCAGGTCCTCAACTTTGACCGCTACAACATGCGCTTTCTGAAACCCTGGCTTGAACGGGCCGGCTTTACTGAGAGTGAACTGGAGCGGTTCAAGGAGTTCGGCCAAGGATTCGTCAGCATGTCACCGGCGCTGCGTGAGCTTGAGGCTCGTTTGTTAGCCAAGAAACTCCGCCACGGCATGCATCCGGTGCTTTCGATGTGTGCTGCTAACGCGGTGGCGGTCAGTGATCCGGCTGGCGGTCGGAAATTCACCAAGGCTAAAGCGAGCGGGCGAATAGACGGCATGGTCGCACTGGCTATGGCTGTTGGGGCAGAAAACCATACTGACGCGGCGCCTGAAGCAAACCTTTCGGACCACATAATCAAACACGGAATCAGAACCCTATGACCCCTGAACAAGAGGCGCCTCGCGAAGCCGGGGCGTCGATCCTCGCTCATCTGCGCGAAAGCCTGCCGGATGTAGTCGGCATGGTCGGCTTCGGCCTGCTCGCGCGCGGCCTCTGGGTCGGCTTCGGTGAGGCCGTGGCGCTATCGGTGTGCGGCGTGATCCTTATGGTGTTGTCGGCCTATGCCGTCATGCGAGGAGGGCGCTGATGTTCAAGGCTCTCCTTGGAAGAAAGAGTGACCCGCTGATCATCGACACATCGGAGAAGCTGGCGCAGGCGCTGGGTACCGGCTATGAAACTTCGTCCGGCCAGCGCGTGACCACCACCAGCGCCTTGCAGCAACTGGTGGTCTTCAACTGCGTACGCGTGCTGTCCGAGTCGATCGGCATGTTGCCATGCCGGCTGATGAAGCAGACGGACAAGGTACGGATACCAGCTACAGGTCATCGGCTGTATCCGCTGCTGTCCATGGCTCCTAACGGCTATATGACCGCCCAGGAATTCTGGGAAATGCTGGTAGCGTGTTTGTGCTTACGCGGCAACTTCTATGCATACAAGGTCGAAGCTCTCGGCAATGTCGTTGAGCTTCTGCCGCTCAACCCCGACATCGTTCAACCGAAGCTCAATGACGACTGGTCGGTTGAGTACAAGGTCAACTTCAAGTCGGGGCCGCGCACGCTGACCCAGAAGGAGATATGGCACGTTCGGCTGTTCACGCTGGACGGCCTGAACGGCCTGAATCCGATCGCATACGCTCGCCAAACGCTAGGCCTTGGCCAAGCGATGGATTCCCATGCCGGCAAGCTGTTCACCAACGGCGCGGTCACAAGCGGTGTGTTGCGCACTGAGCAGACGCTCACCGACGAAGCGTTCAACCGGCTTAAGCAAGAATTTCAGGGCGAGCACATGGGGGTGGCCAATGCCTACAAACCCATGATTCTGGAAATGGGCCTGGATTGGAAACCCATCAGCCTGAACGCCCAGGACGCCCAGTTCATAGAGTCCAAGCGCATGACTGAGGCGCAGTTGTGCGGGCTCTTCCGTGTGCCGCCGCACCTGGTGGCGAACATGGACAAGATGACGCTCAACAACGTTGAGCAGATGGGCATGAACTTCGTGAACTACTCCCTGGTGCCGATCATCACTCGCATCGAGCACCGGATTCAGGTCGGCCTGCTCAATGAGAAGGATCGCCTGACTCACTACGCCAAATTCAATGCCGGCGCCCTGATGCGCGGGGACCTCAAGGGGCGATACGAGGCGTACGCGAAAGGCATCCAGTGGAGCATTTTGAACGCCAACGAGTGCCGCGACCTTGAGGACATGAACCCGAGAGAAGGCGGCGATGTGTACCTGACCCCACTGAATATGACTACTAAACCCGAGGCTGACGACGATGCAGACAAAGCAGCGCCTTGACCTGCCGTTGACCATCAAGTCGGTCAGCGACAGCGGCGAGTTCGAGGGCTACGGCTCGGTGTTTGGCGTCGAAGACAGCTACGGTGACGTTGTTGTCCGCGGCGCCTTTGCTGCGAGCCTAGCCAAATGGAAGGAGAAGGGAAGGCTCCCGGCAATGCTCTGGCAGCACCAGATGAGCGAGCCGATCGGTGTGTACACCGAGATGCGCGAGGACGACGTTGGCCTGTACGTGAAAGGCCAGCTGTTGACCGATGCCGATCCACTGGCCAAGCGGGCGCACGGCCACATGAAGGCCGGCAGCCTGACCGGTATGTCGATCGGCTACATGCTCGATGACTACGAGTACGACAAGGAGAAGGGCATCTGGCTGCTGAAGGCGATCGACCTGTGGGAAGTCTCCCTGGTCACCTTCCCGGCCAATGATGAGGCCCGGATCACCGATGTGAAATCTCTGCTGGCTCGTGGCGAAACCCCGCCACCCAGCAAAGTGGAGCGAGCCCTGCGAGAGGTAGGGTTTTCCGGCTCCCAGGCCAAGGCCTTCATGGCCAAAGGCTACGGCGCAGTTTCACCGCGAGAGGCGGGTGCCGACGCAGCACTGGATCACCTGAAATCACTTATTGAACGAATTTAAGGAGCCTCTCATGGCTGTTGAAGAAAAAGACATCAAAGAAGTTGCTGACGCCCTGGGCAAGAAGTTTGACGAGTTCAAGGAAAAGAACGACAAGCGCATCGAAGGCCTGGAGGCGGAGAAAGGCAAGCTCTCTGGCCAGGTCGACACCCTGAACGAGAAGCTGGGTGAGCTCGATGAGCTCAAGTCCTCGCTCGAGAAGGAGCTCGCCGATTTGAAGCGCCCCGACGGCACCGGTACCAAGGCTGCGAGCGAGCACAAGACCGCCTTCATGCAGTTCGTTCGCAAGGGCATCGACACCGGGCTGGGCGACCTGCAGGCCAAGGCCCTGCAGATCGGCACCGATGCTGATGGCGGGTACGCTGTTCCTGAGGAACTGGACCGCAGCATCATCGAGCTGCTGAAGGACACTTCCCCGATGCGCCAAGTGTGCAACCAGATCTCGGTTGGATCGCCGGATTACAAGCGCCTGGTCAGCCTGGGTGGCGCCGGCTCTGGCTGGGTCGGCGAAACTGACGCACGCCCGGCGACCGGTACCCCGACCCTCGGTCAGGTATCCGCTTTCATGGGCGAGATTTACGCCAACCCGCAGGCAACCCAGACCAGCCTGGACGATATCTTCTTCGACGCCGAAGGCTGGCTGGACAGTGAAGTCGCTCGCGAGTTCGCCGAGCGTGAAGGCAATGCGTTCCTGCTGGGCGACGGCGACAAGAAGCCGAAAGGCATCCTGGCCTATGCGCTGAGCGCGGCCAAAGACTCGACCCGCCCGTTCGGCACGCTGCAGAAGCTGATCACTGGAGCCGCGGGAGGCTTCACCGGCGACAACCTGATCGATCTGGTCCATTCGCTGAAGGCCGGGTATCGAGCAAATGCCCGGTTCATGATGAACAACCTGACCGTGGCCTACGCGCGCAAGCTCAAGGACGGCGACGGCAACTACCTGTGGCGCCCTGGTCTGGAGCTCGGTCAGCCGTCGACCCTGTTGAGCTACGGCATCACCGAGAACGAGGACATGCCGGATGTCGCGGCAGACGCCAACGCAGTCACCTTCGGCGACTACAAACGCGGCTACACCATTGTTGATCGTATCGGTACTCGCGTGCTGCGCGACCCTTACACCAACAAGCCGTTCGTTGGCTTCTACACCACCAAGCGCGTTGGCGGCATGCTCGTCGACTCCCAGGCAATCAAGGTCATGACCCTGAGCGCTGCCTGATCCTGTGGGCGCCTGCGGGCGCCCATACATCGGAGGATTTATGCCAATCATTTCCGTGAAGAAGGCGTTCCCGTTCGCTGTGGACGGGAACCAGGTGGTTGAGATCCAGGTGGGTGAGCAGGACGTGTCGGAGCGTTGCGCGCTGGTGGCGGTCGAGCACCTGGGCGTGGCCGAGTATCTCGACGGCTCGGGGCCACCTGAGAGCGATCCGCTCAAGATGAAGGTTCCCGAACTCAAGGAATGGCTCACTGCGCAGGGCATCTCTTTCGAGCCGAACGCGAAGAAGGAAGATCTGCAGAAGCTGGTGCCTAGCAATGATTGATCTCGGCTCCGTGAAGGCGCACCTGCGGGTTGATGGTGATGACGAGGACGGCCTGATCCAGGGCTACACCGACGCCGCGATCAGCACGTTCGAGCTGTGGACGAACCGCAAGCTGATTGCCGCTGGAGAGCCGTTGCCAGATCCGCTCGGCAACGGCCTTGTGTTCAGTAAATCGATCCAGCAGGGTGCGCTGCTGCTGATTGGGCACTGGTACGCAACCCGGGAGGCGGTGGCCGTCGGCACCATCGCGACCGAAATGCCCTTGGCCACGCAAGCCCTCTGGAAGCCTCACCGCTGGGTTAACGTATGAGAGCCGGACCAATGCGGCACCGCTGCCGACTGAGCAAGTACGAGCGGGTGCAGAACGACACGGGTGGCTACGACCAGGTCTGGGTGGAGGTCGGTGAAGTCTGGGCAGAAATCACCATGCCCACCGGCCGCACGGCCCCGGTGGCCGAACAGCTGCAGGCGGTCGTCAGTGCGGAGATCCGTATCCGGCCGCGCTCCGACATCGCTGCGGGCTGGCGGTTGACCGAAAAGCGTACCGGCACGACCTACAGCGTCGAGGCCAAGCTACTCAACAACGAACGGGACATGCTGCGGCTGTTGTGCTCCAGCGTCTCCAATCCATGAGGTGATCCATGAAGATGAAGATCCAGGCCCTGGGGCCGCTGACCGGGGCTTCCGGTGAGCGTCAGAAGGGCGAACAGTTCGAGGTCGACAAAGCCTACGGCGAAGGGCTGATTGCTCGAGGTTATGCCGTCGAGATCGTCGAGAAGGCCGATAAGCCAGTGAAGGCCGCCCAGGCCAAGGAGTGATCCATGGCGCGTCGTTCCAGTCTGCGGGGCGATATCCGGCTCCGGCGAACGCTTCGCAACATCCACCGGACGATGGACAACGAGCTTCGCCCAAGCATGCAACGGTGTGCTGATCGAGTCCTGGGCACCATGCAGCAGCTCATTCCCAAGGATACCGGCGACGCTGCGGGCGCCCTGTCTGCTTTCGTGTCGAAAAGCGGCCTGGATGCACAGATTGGCCTGCGGGGAAAGCGAGACAGCCAGCGGTTCTTCTACATGCGCTTCATCGAGTACGGTACGAAGGGCTACTCGGGCAAGATCTACCAGCGGGCCGACAGCAACGCAGTTGGTGGCGTGCACACCAAGAACCGCGACACGATGCAGCTGCGAGGTCGCCGCAACGCTTTGCGGCAGCGCGCTGTAAAGAACAAGTCCGATGGCACCCACTTCTTCGGCAAGTACCCGGACATTCCGGCCAGGCCTGCGCACCCGTGGCTTCGACCGGCGCTGCAGGTCAACCGGGAATTCGTCCTGGCCGAAATTGAGGCCACCATCACGCGCACGCTTCGCAAGGCAAGCCAAGGGGTAGGAAATGCCTGATCCATCCGTGGCGCTGCAGAAGGCCCTGTTCGCCAGGCTTCGGGCCGAGGTCAGCTGCCCGATCCACGACGGCGCCGACATCAACACCCCGATGCCCTACGTGTCGGTCGACCGCGAGGTCTCTGCGAACAGTAGCCCCATCTCTGGCCGCAAGCGCGAAACACGCATGATCTACCTGTCGGTCTGGTCTGACGCCGTCGGCCAGGCCGAGGTCAAGCGCATCAACGGCGAGGTCATCGCCGCCCTGGACGAGCGCCGCCTGCCGCTGGAGGTGGGGCGTGCCGTTTCCGTCCGGGTCGAGCAGGCCGACGCCCAGCGCGATGCCGACGGCGTCACTTACCAGGGCTCGATCACTGTCCGCGTGATCACCACCCACTGAACCACCCACAGGCCGCCACGCGGCTTTTATCCAATGTGCCTTTGGAGGAACCCCCATGGCCGATGACAACCTCAACACAGCCGCCGGCTGCCGCTTCTTCATCGGCGGCAAGACCGGTGCGGACACCGAAACCGAGTACAAGGCCGACACCTACGTTGAAGTGGGCGAGATCGAGGACCTGGGCGAGTTCGGTGACACCTTCAGCAGCGTGAACTTCACCTCGCTGAAAGACGGTCGCGTGCGCAAGTACAAGGGCACCGCTGACGCTGGTGACTTGACCCTGACCGTGGGCCTGGATAACGGCGATGCTGGGCAGAACGCCGTCAAGACCGCGCACAAGGACCGTAGCAAGGGTGACTACAACATCAAGATCACCCTCAACGACGGCGATCCAGATGCCTCGCCAGTGGTAAATCCAACCACGTTTTACTTCCGTGGGAAGGTGATGAACAACACCGTAGCGCCTGGCGCTGCTGACAACGTGGTCCGCCGGAACGTCACCATTGGCATCAACTCCGACATCCTCGAGCTGCTGCCAGCACCGGTTACCCCATAACACCCGGGGCTTCGGCCCCGGCAACACAGGACCTGATCTATGAACAATACGTTGCACGGTACCGTCACCGTGAAACTGGGTGACGAGGAATTCACCCTGCAGCCCACCCTCAAGGCCGTTCGCGCAATCGAGAGCCGTTTCGGCGGTCTGCGCGGCGCATCTGGAGCCCTGCATGCAGTAGGCGTGGATGCGGTGGCCTTCATCATTGCCGCCGGTGCTGGCCTGGAAGGGAAGGCTGTCGAAGCGCTGCCCGAGAAGGTCTGGCAGGAAGGCGTGGCCGGGCTGACACCGCCAGTCACCAGGTACCTTGGCGCTCTCTACAATCCGCGAGGCGGTGACACGGGAAACGACCAAGCCGGGATGGTGTAAGCGCTGTCGAAGACGGCAGCTACGTCGACCGGCTGTATGGGATCGCCACCGGCTGGCTGGGCTGGGCGCCGGATGTGGCCTGGTCTACGCCGCTCCCTGAGCTGTTCATGGCCATGGATGCCAGGATCGAGTGGATGCAGATGACCAACCCGTTCGGTACCGGAAAGAAGCAGGGCTCGAAGGAGAAGCCAAGTGCTTCCAATGTAGCTGACAAGCTGAGGATGGCATTGACTGGGAGAAAGGTCTGAGCAGCCTGTAGAATCTCTTGTTTCTTATAATATGGACGTTGAACATGACTTTTCTGATGATCCTATTCACGGTCGCTGTCGTTTTTGTGGTTTACGTGACCTGCTCTGTAATGGCAACAACCTCGAAGACTGCTGAAGGCAAGATACGATTCACGCTGGCCGTTGCGGCGGTGATACTCATTGGTGGCTGGTCGTGGTTTTACTCATGGAAGAGCAGCCCACAGCGTGAGATCGAAGCGCAAGTAAGGGACTGTGGAAACACGACACTGGCTTTCGTTATGTCCCAAAACTTCGTTAAGCAGAGATTGAAATCTCCAGCGAGTGCAAATTTCCCGTATGTCAATGATAGCGGGGTAGATGTTTTTGCTGATGGAGCGTGTGGATACTCAGTTTCAGCTTATGTGGACTCACAGAACGGGTTTGGGGCAATGATCCGCAGCAGCTATCAGGCCAAGATTTCTTATGATAGGAAAACAAAACTTTGGAGTCTGGGTGACTTAGTCATCCAGTAGAGCATATTCATTTCACAACCCGCTTCGGCGGGTTTTCTTGTTTCTGGAGCTCAGAATGGCCGATCAGCAAGTCCAAGGAATGCTGGTTCAGATCGAGGCGACAACTGCCCAATTGCGACGTGAGTTGGCGAGCGCCGATCAGCTGGTTTCCAGGACCAGTCAGACAATTGACCGCAACCTGGCCACCGTCGACTCGGCTTTTGACAGGGCCGGTGCAGCGGCTGAGAGCGCTGGTGCACTAATGCGTGGCGCCTTCGCTGCGGTTGCTGGCGCCGGGCTGATTGGCGGCATCATCAAGCAGGTCGACGCCTATGGGCAGATGTCGGACCGCATGAAGGCGGCCGCAGGCAGTGCTGGCGAATACCAGATGGTGCAGGAGCACCTGCTTCGCACCGCCCAGGAAACCTACCGGCCCATGGCCGAGGCCCAAGAGCTCTACATTCGCACTGCCGATGTCATGCGCAGCCTGGGCTTCAACACCCAGCAAACGCTCGACATCACCGACAGCTTCAGCTTCCTGCTGGTGACCAACGCCGCGTCTGCTGACAAGGCCGGTTCCGCGCTGGATGCCTATTCGAAGGCGCTGCAGACCGGCAAGGTTGAGGCCGATGGCTGGGTATCCATTCAGGACGCCATACCGACCATCGTCACCGCGATCGCCACCGCCACCGGCAAGAGTGCCGAAGAGATCCGCAAGCTCGGTGTCCAGGGCAAACTGTCGCTCGATGACATCAACACCGGCCTGCTGCGCACCGTGGAGGTCAACCGCAAGGCCGCGGCTGACATGTCCACCAGTGTGCAGGACGCGATGGTGAACATCAGCAACGCCATTCAGTCCTTCCTGGGCGGCATGGAGGAGCAGACCGGCGCAGTCGCAGGCCTGTCGAGCGTGCTGATCGCCCTGGCCGACAACGTTGACCTAGTGGCGGTCGCCATGGGGGGCGCGGGCGCTGCGGCTCTCGCCCTCTATGTCGCCAAGGCTGGCATGGCGCTAAAGGCCGCCCTGGCCCAGCGCATCGCGGAGGTCCAGAACGCCCAGGCAGCACTGCGAGGCGCTGAAGCGCAGCGCATCTATGCCCAGGCGCAGGTACAGCAGGCGGAGGCCTCGGTAGCTGCCGCGACAGGCCTGCAGCGGCTCAATCTGGTTCAGACCCAGCTCTTGCCAAAACAGGCGGCGCTCACGGCTTCCACCGAGGCGCTGACTATTGCCCAGGCCAACCTGACACGTGCCGCCACCGGTGGTTTGCTGTCGGCACTTGGCGGCCCGATGGGGTTGGCATTGCTCGCCGGCACTGCGGCGGCAAGCTTCCTGTTACTCAGCGACAACGCCGACGAGGCGAGAGTCAGCCTGGACGATCTGCACAAGCCGGTCGCTCAGCTGCGAGAAGAGTTCGCAAAGCTCAATAAGGACCAGCGCGAAGCCTCGCTGGTGAAATGGCAGCAAGAACAGGTCAATGCCGCCGACAAGGTGAAGGATGCCTACGGTGACCTCGCCCAGTCGATCCGATCAGCTGTGGTCACGGCTCCGGCGCGCGACTCTGGCGGCCAGTACAACCGGCAGTTGGCCGAGTACCAAGGGCTGATCGACCGGCTCAATGAGGCGCGCGCGTCGGGGCAGAGTCTATCGCCCGTGCTGCAGGAGGTGGCGACACGACTGCAACTGCCGGCCAGCACGCTGCAGCAATGGATAACCCAGGCGGGTGCCGTCAGCGACGCCGACCAGCGATCGAGCCTGATCGCGGAAACCCTGCGAGTGCTCACCGGTGTCACCGATGCGAACACTTCGGCTACCCAGGCGAACAATGCCGCCAAGGTCGGCATGAGTTCGGCGGGTCAGACCTACCTGGAAACGCTGCAGAAGCAGTTGGCCGGCCTGCAGGACAATGGCGACGCGATGAAGATCGCCAACCGCTACATCGCCGAAAACGCCGATCTCACCGAGACCGACCGACAGGCGATCCTTTCGGCGGCCAGCGCGATCGAGGCACAGAAGAAGGCCAATCAGGGCGCCAAGCAGGAAACGAAAGACGCCACCTCTGCGCAGACGAAGCTGAATCAGCAACTGAAGGAAGCAGAGACCGCTTATCAGCAGTTGAAAAAGGCTTACGACCCCGTAGGCGCTGCGTCCGATGAGTTTCAGAAGCAGACCAAGAACCTTGATCTACTGCTGGCGCAGAAGAAAATCACCACCGAAGAGTACGGCAAAGCTGTTGGTGTGCTCGCCGAGCAATTCAATAGTGCGGTGCAGGCCTCGACCGGCCTGTCGCGGGCGATGAAGTACCAGGCCGATCTTGAGCGTCAGTTGGCGATCGCCCAGCAGCAGGGCGACGCTGCCGCTGCTGCGATTGGAATGGGAGACAAGCGGGCAAGTCGTGCTCAGTCTCGGCTGGCGCTTGAGCAAGAAAACAACAACAAGGTCCTGGCGCTGCGAGACGAGTTGGCTACAGCCAGCACTGAAAAGCAGCGTCAGGAGCTTGAAAAGCAGATTGCCTTGAGGCAAGAGTACGGCGCCAAGCTGGTGCAGGTCCAAGAGGACACCTTCGCCAAGATCGACGCGGCCCAGGCCGACTGGAGTAACGGCGCGTCAGCAGCCCTGGAAAATTATCTCGACAGCGCCGCCGATGTAGCCGGCCAGACGCAGGAGCTGTTCACCAATGCGTTCAGCAACCTCGAAGACGGCATCGTTCAGTTCATCAAGACCGGCAAGGCGTCGTTCAAGGACTTCGCAGACGCGATCATCGAGGACCTGATTCGTATCCAGGTGCGCCAGGCGGCCGCCGGCTTCCTCAGTTCGGCGTTCGGCTTCCTGGGGGGCGGTGGTGCGGCTCTGGGGCAGGGCACCATGACCGGTTTCAGCGAGGTCATTCCCAACGCCAAAGGCGGCGTGTACGACTCGCCCAGTCTGTCCTCGTTCTCCAACCAGGTGTACGACAGCCCGCAGATGTTCGCGTTCGCCAAGGGGGCGGGGATCTTCGCTGAGGCCGGTCCCGAAGCAATTCTGCCTCTTCACCGGGGGCCAGATGGCTCCCTTGGCGTCATGGCTGCTGGCGCCGGCGGAGGCGGCGGAGAATCCTCGATCACGTTTGGCGGCATCACCCAGCATATCCAGGTGTCAGGGCAAGCCAACGCTGCCACCTTGGCCGATGTTCGGCGTGCCGCCGAGCAGGGGGCGCGGGATGGCTACGAGCTGATGCTGCGAGACTTCAAGACCAATGGCGCCGGGCGGCAGATGCTGCAGCGCCGGTAACAACGTACAGCCCGCTTCGGCGGGCTTTCTTTTTGGAGTGAACCAATGGCGGAGGAATGGCCCGAGGACCTGGAGCCCACTGAGGTCACCTGGGGCGTCATCTACAACAACCGGGGGTTCACTTCCTCGCTGTCGAATGCTCAGCAGATCGTGGCTCAGCCTGGCTCCTACTGGAAGTGCACCATGACCTTCGGCTTCCTGTACGAGGAGGATGAGCGCGAGCTGACTTCGCTGCTGGGCCGCCTGCATGGCATGTTCGGCACGGTGAATATCCCGTATCTCACCCGGGCGCGCACGGACAATATCGGCACGCCGACGGTGGCGGTCGCCAATGCCCAGTCCAGCATCATGCAGCTGCAGGGCATGCTGGCCAGCCGGCCGGTATTCAGCCGCGGCGATCTCATCACCATCGGCGGTGAGATGTTCGAGGTGGTGGAGCACGCTTCCTCCGACGCCGCCGGCAATGCCCTGATCTCGGTGAACAAGCGCATCCGCAAGGTGATACCGGCCGGCAGTCCGGTCGAGTACCAGAACCCCTATTGCGAGATGCGCCGCATGGACGACACCAACGAATGGACCACCCAGCCAGTGGTCTCGAACTCTACCCTGCAGTTCAGAGAGGCATTCTGATGGCCACCAGCGTTTTCCCGTTCAGCCAGACGGTTGTCGACATCATCGCCAAGGGCAACTTCATGGCGGTCTATGCCTGCCAGCTGGACTTCCCCGACGGGATGGTCTTCGCACATACCGGGACCGGCGACCTGGTGATCGACGGGATCACCTACCAGGGCGTCGGCACCTTCGGCGCGGTTGGTCAGTCGCAGGAGAGCAGCAACTCGGGATCTCCCATGTCCATTGACCTGACGCTCAACGGCCTGGACACCCAGATCATCACCGAAACCTCGCTCAAGGGGTGCCGGGGTCGCAACGGCAAGCTGATGTTTGTCGTGTTCGATCAGGACGGCAGCTATGCCGCCGACATCCTGTTCAGCGGACGCATGGACGCCGCCAAGTTCTCCTACGCAGGCAGCGGCGAGGAGGGCAACAGCATCACGGTTCCTCTCATCGACCGCATGGCCGAGTGGAACCGGACCGGTACCGAGCGCTGGACCGACGAGAACCACCGTGCGCGCCGGCAGGATGACCGCTTCTTCTTCGCCATCGCCCAGATCGCCGACTGGCCCATCTACTGGGGCGCCTCCAAGGACGCTCCGAAGTTCACCTACGAGACATAGCCATGCGAAAGCGCGATTGGACGACACAGCTTGCCACCACGATCAAGGCCGCCATCGAGCGGCCTTTTTCATGGGGCGAATTTGACTGTTGCCTGTTTGCCGCCGACTGCGCCGTGGCGGTGTGCGGTACCGACCCGGCTCAGGCCTACCGTGGCACCTACAAGACCGAGTCTGGCGCCAAGCGAGCGCTGAAGAACAATCACGGAAGCCTTGAAGCGGCATGGGATGCCTGCTTTGCCCGGGTGCAGCCAGGCCTGATCCAGCGGGGTGACATCGCCCTGTACGACGGCCCCAACGGCCGTGGCGTGGCGGTGTTCTGGGCAGATGAGTTCTGGTCGGTGTCCCCCGATGGGGTCTGCCGTATCGAGTGTGAGCCGTTGACGGTGTGGAGAGTTGAATGAGTTCAGCAGTCAGCAAGGTTGCCCAGATCGCGGTCGGCGCAGTTGTGGGGTTTGCCCAAACTGGTAGCCCATGGGGTGCGCTGGCCGGAGCGGCGCTCGCGTTCTACGCCGCCTCGCAGCAGGACAAGCTCGATACCGGCTCCCTGCGCACCGGCGAGCCATCCAGCCAGACCCTGCGTTCGTCAAAGGCAGCAGCCCGGTACGTGCTGGGCCGTGTAAGCACCGGCGGCGTGCTGGCCTGGGGCCAAGAGCAGGCCGGCGGCCAGACCAATGGCGAATGGTTGCACATGGTCTACGTGCTGTCGGAAGGCGCGATCGATGGCCTGGAAGAAATCTACCTTGGCGAAGAGGTCATCCAGGCGTATGGCGAATATGCCTCTTATGAGCTCGTTACCGACCCGACCCAGGTGAATGCTTTCCTCAAGGCCAACTGCCCGGATTGGCGCGACACCCAGATCGGCCGATGCCTGTCCTACGTTCGCTTGTCGTTCAAGTACAGCGCCGAGAAGTATCCCTCCGGCATTCCAGATGTGCGCTTCGTTGTCCGTGGTCTGCGCGATATCTACGACCCCAGGACAGGCGCCACGGGATACAGCGAAAACACCGCCCTTCACATCCTCTGGTTTCTGCGCAATCGTTGTGGTGTGCCGGATGATGAGATCGTGTTCTCCAGCTTCGCCAACAGTGCCAGCGTGTGCGATGAGACGGTGGCCAACGCAGACGGCAGCACCTCGGCGCGGTACCACTCCGGCTGCGTCATCGGCGCCGACGAGTCGCGCACCCAAGTGATGCAGAAGCTGGAGACGGCATGCGGTGGCAAGCTGATCCGTGTCGGCGGCCGCTGGATGCTGCAGGTCGGTGCCTACTACGGCCCGTACGACTTCGAAATCACCGAGGACATGGTGATCGGTACCGTCACCGGCAGCACCGAGCCGACCAACGACTCGGCGATCAATACCGTGCGCGGCACCTTCGTGGACCCGGCGCAGGCCTGGGCCGAGACGGACTATCCCGAGGTGTCGGTGAGCGAGTGGGTGGTGGCAGACGGCGGTGAGGCGGCAGAAACACTGTCGTTCTCCTACGTCAGCAACCCGTACCAGGCTCAGCGCCTGGCGAACATCGAACTGCGCCGCCGGCGCGCAGGTGGCACCCTGTCGATCCCCATGAACTTCATGGGCTACAACTGCCGCCCTGGCCGCTCGGTGAAGGTCAACCTGCCGTCGCTGAACATCGTTGGCGAGTTTATCGTCACCGACTGGTCGATGAGCGCCGACAGTGGCTGCAACGTCTCGGTTGCCCAGAACGAACCGGCAATCTTCGACGACGCCGTAGGTCAGCCATACAATCCGATCGGCTTCATCAAGCTGCCGGCCGGTGGCCTGGGCGGTCCTACCGGACTCGCCTGGTCGACCGAGGAAAATGCCGAGTCGGTACAGGGTACCCTGTCGTGGGTGGCGCCCTACGGCGTGGTCACGGGCTACGCCATTACAATTCGCCAAGGTGCGACCGCAGTCCAGGCCCAGCAGGTCCCAGCTACAGCGCTCAAGCTGCCACTGTCAGGTTTGCCGTCTGGTAGCTACACCATGAGCGTGGCTGCCCTCGGCCCGCTGACCCGCTCCGGCGAGGTCAGCATCACCGTGAACATCGATGGTCCGCCCATTCCTGAAGCGTGTACGGTTCAATCCACCATCGACACGATCACGCTGTTCCCGAGCAACGTGCAGCACGGGCTGAACGGCGGCACCTACGAGTACTTCTACAGCGAAGACCCGCAGACCCCAGCTGCGCAGGCGACATACCTGGGCCAGGGCCTCAGCCTGACGCACACCGGGCTGGCCTTTTTCACGAACTACTTCTACTTCATCCGCTCCCGCAACGCCTACGGGGTCAGCGGCTTCCTCAAGATCGCCGCATCCACATCGAACGACGTTACCGCCATGCTGGCAGCACTGTCTGGCAAGATCACCGAGAGCGAACTCGGCCAGGAGCTGCTGGAGGAAATCCAGAAGATTCCTGGCCTGGAGGAGCAGATTGCCGCGCTGGATGGCCTGAAGGCCTACAACAAGGACGAGGCCTACCAAAAGGGTCAGATGGTCGTGGTTGATGGCCGCATCTACCAGGCTCTGCAACCTGTTCCAGCAGACGCCTCTGGCGCGAATGCTCCGCCCAATGCCGCGCTTTGGGACGACGTTGGCCAGTCGCTCGAGGCGGCCAATGGCCTGGCTCAGCAGGTGGCCACCAACACCGCCGACATCGCTGAGGTCGACGGCAAGGTCACCGCTACGGCTGACAGCCTGCAGGCGCTGCGCGCCTCGGCCCGTGACGACGACGGGGAAGGGGAACTGGTGGATGCGCTGAAGGGTTGGGACAGCACCGCCAGCTACGCTCAAGAGGTCAAAGTTCGCGCCGAGGCTGATCTTGCGCAGACCCAGCGGACCACGACCCTGGAGGCCCGGGTCGGTGGTAATGAAAGCCGTATCACCACGGTTGAAACGACGGTTGCGACCAACCAGCAGGCTACGGCCACGGCTTTGCAGCAGCTGAACGCTTCCGTGGCAGGCAACACCGCGGCTATCCAGCAGACCTCTTCGGCCTATGCCGACACGGCCGGCAAACTGTCGACCATGTGGACGGTGAAGATGCAGGTGAACGCCCAGGGCCAGTATGTGGCCGCTGGCATTGGACTCGGCATCGAGAACGGACCGGCTGGCCTGCAGAGCCAGTTCCTGGTCAGTGCTGACAGGTTTGCAGTGGTCAACGGCATCAACGGCACGTTGTCTTCGCCGTTCGTTGTGCAGAACGGCCAGGTCTTTATCAATCAGGCTTTTATCAACCAGGCGTTCATTCAGCAGATCATTCTCGGGATGACCTTGCGGTCGCAGGCTGTTGATTCACAGGGTCGACCGTTGATCGAGCTGAATATGGTCAACGGCACGTTCACCCTGCGTGGGCAGGACGCCAGTGGCAATGTGCTGATCACCAATGGTGGCATTTACGTGTATGACCTGAACGGCGTGGAGCGCGCTGCACTGGGGAGGATGACCTGATGGCTGACCTCTACGGGCTCAGGACGCGGGATGCGGCCGGGGCCGTCACCCTAGACACAACCATTACGCCCATCCGCTCGCTGAAAATGATGCAGGTGGTCGGCAACAATGCCTTCGATCAGTACATCGCTATACCCGAAATTCAGGCAGCGTCGTTTGTTGTTGTGGATGCGCTCTACGAGGGCGGGGACAATACGTACAGTCCGCCAGCGTGGGCCACGACAGGGCAACTCCAGCTGCGCCAGCCTGGCACTCGGACTTGGCAGGTTATGATTCTGTCCCAGGGCGGTGAGCCGTTCTCTGCCCCGGGCAGCTACGGTATCCGAGCCTCCAACAACAACATCCGAACGCAGATCGACGCTATCAACCGGGTTCTGAGCGTTCGCTACAGTGGTCGCATGAACATTGGCTTCCAAGGGGCGGGCAGCGGTAGCCAGATCCAGTATGGAACGGTGACCTTTCCCGCGCCAATCACCACCTACGAGCGACCACTGATTTTCCTGAATGCCGATAACTACATGATGGTTGGCAACTTCTTTGTGACGGGGTCGCCGGGGAATTGGACTGGCTTCCGGATCAAGGCCTACAACAACCAGGTGGCGCATGGCAGCGTCGCGCTAAATCCAATGATGATCAATTGGTTCTGCGCGAGCTACATGACACCAAGCGCCGGAGCCGATAGCTACGGCGCCTCTGTTCGAGATGCCTCGGGAAACCGAACATTTGTAACCACCGCCAACCTCGCTCTATTGAATAGCCAGCCGGCGAACAACGCGTTCGCCACCGCCGGCACACCCATTACCGGGGCTGGTTACTACGCCGCGCCCGCCCAGATGGGGTGGACGGGAAGTTACAGCGACTATGTCCTTGCCAATGCGCTGTTCTCCTGCACCAACGTTACCCAAACCACCCAGCCCATACGGGCAAATTACGGCGGGTTCCTTCCTGGTAGGCGTGATGTTCTCCAAATGTACTGCGAGAACTTCGACGGAATTAACCCGCTGAGCGTGAATGGCCGAACGCTGTTCGCCTCCCGCCCAATGAAACCCCTTTGAAAGGATCTATGCATGCCATGGTACAGACCTGGCTCCGTGGCGATCACGGCCGGCCAAACAACGGTGACCGGAACTGGCACCGACTTCGCAGCGAATTCAAGGGTTGGCGATGCCTTCCTGGGGCCTGATGGCCGCTGGTACGAGGTTGCCAATATTGCGAGCGCGACGGTGCTGAGCATCCTTCCAGCCTACCAAGGGGAAACGCTGTCGTCTGGCGCCTATGCCATCGCCCCGATGCAGGGCTATGTCAAGGAGTCCGCTGACGCGCTGCGCGCCCTGGTCAACCAGTTCGGCAACAAGATTGCCGCTCTGGGAACGACTGGTAACTACGACATATTGCCAGTGGCGAAGGGTGGCACAGGCGCGACCAATCCCGCTTCAGCAAGGATAGCGCTTGAACTTGGCACCGCCGCCCAGGCGAATATGGGATTGGGGGTAGGGCAAGTTCCACCCGCTGAAGCGCTTGGCCATGCGAAGTCGTCTTCCTCAACGACGAGTTGGTACGCAGACATTGATCATGGATTCGCCCCAGTCCTGTATGAACCAGGGGCG